AAAGTAAATATCCCTTAATACAAGAAGGAGATAAAATCAAGTTTCTTAAACTTGTAGAAGCAAATCCATTTAAGTTTGATGTGATAAGTTATATAACAACCTTACCTAAAGAATTTAATTTACAACAATATATAGATTATGAAACTCAATTTGAAAAAACATTTTTAGATCCAATGAGATTTATATTACAGTCTATTGGTTGGTCGCAAGAAAAGAAAGCAAACCTAGAGGCATTTTTTCAATGATGACTTGGTTACTTTATACTGTACCTGAAAACAGAAGATTACATTATTTAATATGTTTATGGGCAGCGCTTGTTATTATACCTCATTATGTATTAGGAATGACCTTTACTATACCAATGCAATTTATAAATTTTATATGTTATGATATATTATATTATTATCTTTTAGGAAAAGGTCTTTTTAATTAATATGATTAATTTTCCTAATAAAAAATATAAAGTAATTTATGCTGATCCGCCTTGGTACTTCAAATCATACAGTAAAAAAGGTGAAGGAAGAAATGCTACACAACATTATGACTGTATGAAGATTGAAGATATTAAAAATCTACCAGTTAAAGATATATCAGAAAATGATTCAACACTATTAATGTGGGTAACAGATCCTTTTTTAAAAATATCACTTGAAGTTATTGAGTCTTGGGGATTCAAATATAAAACTGTGGCATTTACCTGGGTGAAAACCAATAAAAAAAGTCCAGGATATTTTAAAGGTTTGGGTTATTGGACAAGAGCTAATCCTGAAATGTGTTTGTTAGCAACTAAAGGAAAACCAAAAAGAATAAACAATGGAGTAGATCAACTTGTTGTTTCTAAATTAAGAGAACATTCAAGAAAACCTGATGAAGTTTATGAACGTATTGAAAAATTATTAGAAGGACCTTATATAGAATTGTTTGCTCGTAATAAAAAAGATAATTGGTCTAGTTGGGGAAATCAAGTATGAAAACTTTAACTAAAGAACAAGCACTACATTGTGCTAAAATATTTAAAGATTATTTTGGCAATTTTAATCGTATAGATGATTACATGAGAGATCAAAAACTTGCCTCTATACAAAACATTCCTGCTGGATTACCAGGTATGAGTTTAGAAGATGATTTGTTTTCTGACTTTACAATGTCTCCTAATGATATGAAATTAGAAGTATTAGAAATAGATAATGTAACTTGGGACACTTGTATTAATATGATATCAAGCCACAGTAATATGGTAAATATTCCTGGTAAAAATTTAAAATTAGCAGTTAAAGAAATGACAACTAATAAATTTGTTGGCTTTATAAGATTATCTTCACCAGTTATTAATATGAAACCTAGAAACGAAATGTTAGGTAATGTTCCCGATCTAAGTCATTTTAATAAAACGGCCATTATGGGGTTTGTAATAGTACCATCTCAACCTTTTGGTTATAATTATCTTGGTGGTAAACTATTGGCCGCTATCTGTTGTAGTCATAAAGTAAGAGAGATGATGAATAAGAAGTATGATATGAATTTATGTTTATTTGAAACTACAAGTTTATATGGCAATAGTAAAGCATCAAGTCAGTATGATGGTATGAAACCTTATGTCAGATATAAAGGTTTAACCGATAGTGATTTTATTCCTATGTTACATGGTAAACCTTATGAACAATTAAGAGACTACATAGAGAACATAGTAGGCGATTTAGTAAAAGAAGATGCTTCAAGTAAAAAGTTAAAGCTAACCAACGCAATCATAGGTTTAATTAAACGTTCTTTAAAAGATGATAAGACAGAACTGGAAGATTTCAATAAAGTTATCAACAACGCAAAAGACTTGACAGAACAGAAAAGATATTATATAAGCCATTATGGTATCAAAAATTATATTGATATAGTAAATGGTAAGACAGACATTATAATTAAAGATGATACTTACGACAAATTTAAACTAGAAAGTATTATAGAATGGTGGAGAAAGAAAGCGGCCATTCGTTATGAAACTTTAAAGAAAGAAAATAGAATACGAAATGAACTTGAAATCTGGACTACAAATTCTTCACTACAAATTATAAGATAATGAAAAAATTTACATTTTCTACATATAAGGATAAATTTGATGATCATATAGAAACTTCTATTAGAGGATACGCTGATCTATGTAAAGATGTTTTATCTATGTCAAAATATTTTATAGAAGATAATAGTAATGTTATAGATTTAGGTTGTTCTACTGGTAAATTATTAAAGGCAATGATAGAACAAAATAAAGAACATATACCTAATGCGAAATATATAGGTATAGAAATAGAAAAAGATTTTTTTATTAATTATGAAAATGATCAAAAACAATATAATACATTAAAATATTATAAAGAAGATGCAAGAAAATTTAATTTTAAAAATTGCAGTTTAGTAACATCAATATTTACTTTACAATTTATGCCACCTAAAGATAGAGAAAATACAATTAATAGTATATATAAAGGGTTGAACCAAGGAGGAGCATTTATATTTTCAGAAAAAATTTTTAGCTGCGATCCTCAAATACAAGATATGATGACCTTTATGTATTATGACTATAAAAAAAAGAACTTTACTGAAAAAGAAATATTAGATAAAGAAGTCGAATTAAGACATATTATGAAATTGAACACAAAAAATCAAATTTTTGATATGTGTAATAAGGCTGGTTTTGTTACTCACGTTTTTTGGCAAAATTTTAATTTTATAGGAATTGTTGCTTTAAAGAAATAATTTATATAAATAAACTTATAACATATTTGATGTGATGGTGGAAGAAATTTTAACAAATAGAGAGATGGATAAAAATAACCTACTAATACACAAGCACTTAATTATACGTGCTGAAGTAAAAAACCCCCCAAAAGACGAACAGAAACTTACTGAGTGGATGAAAGAGTTTATTTCTTTTATCAATATGAAAGTTTTAATGGGACCTTATGTTAAATATTGTCCTACACCAGGCAACCGTGGTATTACAGGCGTTGCTGTTATTGAAACAAGTCATATAGCAATACACGTATGGGACGAAACCGACCCAGCCATTATGCAGTTTGATGTTTATAGCTGCTCAGAATTTGACCCTTACAAGATAGCAGATAAACTACAAGCTGATTTTGATGTGGTAAAACTAGACTATAAATTCCTTAATAGAGAAACTGAATTGAAACCTATAAGGTTAAAGAAAGATACAATGAAAAATTATGCAAATAGTAATAATCAACAGACTTCAGAACCCACCCTATTTAATATCTCCTAACTTTCCTCCAAAAGAACTTGACAATCTAAAGGAAATGTTATATAATGAGAATATAAAATACGTATTAATATCTAGCGAAAAGGAGAACTTAGAATATGAGCAATTTTTTAAAAGACATAATTAAAGATGTAGGCAATGAATACGCAACACTAGTAAGTGATGGTATTGATAGTGCTGATGTAACAAATTTTATAGATACAGGTTCGTATTCTTTCAACGCATTATTATCAGGAAGTATTTTTGGAGGCCTATCAGGAAATAAAATTACGGCAATTGCTGGTGAAGCCGCAACAGGTAAAACATTTTTTGCTTTAGGTATTTGTAAAAACTTTTTAGATAAAGATAAAGAAGCTGGTGTAATTTATTTTGAATCTGAAAGTGCTATATCAAAAGAGATGATCGTATCTCGTGGTGTTGACGCAACAAGAATGGTAATTATTCCAGTTGCTACAGTACAAGAATTTAGAAATCAATCAATAAAAATTTTAGACAAATACTTAGAACAACCAGAAGATAAAAGAAAACCTTTAATGTTTGTATTAGATAGTTTAGGTATGTTATCTACAACTAAAGAAATGGAAGATACAGCAGAAGGAAAAGAAACACGAGACATGACAAGAAGTCAAATCGTAAAATCAACATTCAGAGTTTTAACATTGAAACTTGGCAGGGCAAAAGTTCCAATGATAATGACCAACCACACCTATGATGTCATAGGATCTATGTACCCACAAAAAGAAATGGGCGGTGGTTCCGGTCTTAAATACGCTGCCTCATCAATCATCTATCTAGGAAAAAGAAAAGAAAAAGATGCCGACAACGAAGTGATTGGTAATATTATCCATTGTAAAAACTATAAGTCAAGGTTAACAAAAGAAAATGCTCAAATTGATGTGAGACTAACATACAAATCTGGTTTAGACAGATATTATGGTTTGTTAGAAATAGCAGAAGAAGAAGGCATTTTCAAAAAAGTATCAACAAGATATGAAATGCCAGATGGTTCAAAAGTATTTGGTAAGAATATCAATGATGAACCTGAAAAGTATTTTACAAAGGAAGTGTTGAAACAGATAGATGAAGCAACAAAGAAAAAGTTCCTCTACGGAGAAGAATAAAATAAAATATCTTTTTGTACAAAAAGATGGTGATGACTTTACTTGTATCAAGTTAGTTGAGGACAAGTATTTGGGTATTGTCTATAAGTACGGTAACGTGGCTTTTGCTAGAGATGAAAAGCCAGATGGAACATTGCCTATGAAATTTGATTATGATATAATTAAAAATCCGGACAATATAGATACTAACAATCAACAATTTATTGATTATATTGGCGACATATTAATAGAACTATTAGAGAAACAATTAGAAGATGGAAAAGTTACATATAAGCAATGAACGAATAGAGATTACAGTATTACGTAATTTTATATTCAATGAAGCATTTACGAGAAAGGCCTTACCTTTCTGTAAAGAAGATTACTTTACAAATCGTAATGAAAGAATACTCTTTAGAGAAATAGATATATTCGTAAACAAATATAAAAACATTCCTACAAAAGAAGCTTTAGTTATTGAATTAGGTCAAAGAAAAGATATTAACGAAGATGAATTTAAATCTGTAAAAGAATTATTAGAATCATTAACTAGTGAGACAGTAGATTTACAATGGTTGTTTGATACAACTGAAAAGTTTTGTAAAGATAGAGCAGTACATAATGCCGTATTAACTGGTATTAAAATATTAGATAAGAAAGATCCAAGACTTACACCAGAGGCAATACCAGGTATTCTTGCTGATGCCTTGGCCGTTTCTTTTGATAATCATATTGGTCACGATTATATAGAAGATGCTACTAGACGATTTGATTTTTATCACACTAAAGAAAAGAAATATGAGTTTGATTTATCTTACATGAATCGTATTACAAAAGGTGGTGTACCACCTAAAACCTTAAACATTGCCTTGGCAGGTACAGGTGTTGGTAAATCTTTGTTTATGTGTCATTGCGCTAGTTCTTTTTTAACACAAGGGTTAAACGTATTGTATATTACTTTAGAGATGTCAGAAGAAAGAATAGCAGAACGTATTGATGCCAACTTATTAGATGTAACTATGGATGATTTACATAGTATGCCTAGACAAATCTATGACGATAAGATTACCAAGATTAGAAACAAGACAGCTGGTAAATTAATTATAAAAGAATACCCAACAGCATCAGCACACGCTGGCCATTTTAGAGCATTATTAAATGAATTAGCTTTGAAGAAATCATTTAGACCTAATGTTATATTTGTTGATTATTTAAATATATGTTCTAGTAGTAGATTTAAAGGTGGAAATATATCTTCGTACTTCTTCATCAAGGCAATAGCCGAAGAACTACGAGGTCTTGCTGTAGAGTTTAATGTACCAATCTTCAGTGCTACACAAACAACAAGAACAGGATTTGTAAGTACCGATATTGGCTTAGAAGATACTTCTGAATCGTTTGGTCTTCCAGCAACAGCCGACTTTATGTTTGCTTTAATATCAAATGAAGAATTAGAAGCATTAGGTCAAATGAAGATTAAACAATTGAAGAATCGTTATAATGATCCATCTATCAATCGTGCCTTTATTATTGGTGTAGATAGAGCTAAGATGAAGTTATATGATGTATCTAATAATGCTCAAAACATTGTAGATAGTAACCAAAAGGAACCGACAGTTAAAACAAGTTATGATAAATTCTCGGACTTTAAAATATGAAAAGACAAAAAGTAAGATTTCATAAGAGCGATAAAAGACCTGGCCACTTAGGAGAACAGTTGTCTTATGAAAAAAAGATGGTTAAGAAAGATAAAAATATCTTTTGGCAGGCAATTGAACAACCAACAGGCACCATTATAATACAATCTTTTTTTGAAGAAGATATAGATAGTTTAGTTAAGTTTCAAAATGAAAACCGCCAATGGCAACGTAATGGTGGTATACCCAATTTTCTTTGCGACAACATTAAATAGTATAAATAGTATTATTGATATAGTTTATGGTTAGTTTGACTTTGTTTATGGGAACAATGAGAGAGAAATGTTTAGTTTTAAAGGATTTGTAACAAAGGGTACTAATACCCATTTAGAACATTTAGAAGATTCTATTATAGATAGAGGTTCTAAAGGCGGTAAAGATGCCGTTCTATTTTTAAAATCAATCAAAAAAATGCTTACAGGTAATGTAGGCGGCCGACTTAACGTAACTGTTAAATGGGACGGTGCGCCAGCAGTTATATGTGGTATTAATCCTGAAAACGGAAAATTCTTTGTTGGTACTAAATCAGTATTCAACGTAAATCCAAAAATCAATTATTCAACAGGTGATATAATGAAAAATCACTCCGGTCCTTTAGCACAAAAACTTCAAGTTTGTTTAAGAGAGTTATCTAAATTAGGCATTACAGGTATTTTACAAGGTGATCTTTTATTTACTAAAGGCGATATTAAAACAACCACAATAGATGATGAAGAAATGTATGTATTTACACCTAACACAATTACATATGCTGTACCAGTTAATAGTGTAATAGGTCAGAGAATAGCACGAGCTAGATTAGGTATTGTATTTCATACTGTTTATACAGGTAAAGATATGAAGCATCTTGCCGCAAGTTTTGGAAGTTTATCAGGTTTTCCTAAATCATCCTCTATCTTCATAACAGATGCCACTTATAAAGATACATCAGGTTCAATTACATTTAACAAATCTGAAATGGGAACTTTTGATAATATTATTTCTATGGCTGAAGGTTCTTTATATAAAGCAGCTCCAGTTTTAAATATTCTTAATGTTAGTGATCCATTAGCTGTTGGTTATAAACTCAAAACATTTTTTAATTATTACATTAGAAATTCACAAGGCGATATGGCTAAAGTAAAAGATTTAGTAGATATGTTTAGAGTGTATTATAATAACATGTTACAACAAGAAGTAGATGCTGTAAGTAAAGAAGAAACAAAAAACAAATATAGAAAAATCAGAGATGGCGGATTAAATTTTATAGACAGTAATAATCAAGCAATCTATTTTACTATAGCTAGTCATATATCATTACAAAGAGCTAAAAACTTTTTGATAAGAAAAATGAATCAAATACAAAGCATTGGCCAATTTATAAGAACACCAGATGGATTTAAAGTAACTAATCCAGAAGGATATGTGGCCGTTGATAGAGTAAGAGGCGCTGTTAAACTAGTTGATAGATTAGAATTTAGTAGAGCAAACTTTACAATAGCCAAAGATTGGCTGAAAGGATAATATGATTAAACAATTAAATCCAACTTTACCTGTTTTAACTCCTAAAGGAGAAGCCTATGCTCATTTTTTAATTGATTACAGTATGGAAGAACATCTGCTATGGGTATGTTTTATTAATCAAACTGGAGAATGTTGGACTTTTAGAAATCCACAAATAAGATTAAAACCTAACGAGACTTTTAATAGATCAAAAACAACGGAGATAATATGAAAACATTTAAACAATTTATAAAGGAAGCTGCTGTAGATTCAAAAGGACTTAAAAGTTCTACAGGAGGATTAACACAAAAAGGTAGAGATTATTATAATCGTAAAGATGGTAGTAATTTAAAAGCACCTGTAACAAAAAAACCATCTGAATTAAAAAAAGGCAGTAAGGCATATAATAGACGTAAGTCATTCTGTGCTCGTATGTCTGGTAATCCAGGCCCAATGAAAGACGATAAAGGAAGACCGACTCGTAAGGCATTGGCATTAAGAAAGTGGAATTGCTAGTGAAATCATTTGAACAAATACTTTCGGAAGGCCTATACGATCCAGGTATCTTTAAGGCTTTCTTTTTAGCAGGTGGGCCAGGTTCTGGTAAATCATTTGTTACTAGAAATGTATTCTCTGGTTCAGGTTTAAAGATCGTTAATTCAGATATTATATTTGAAAACAGTTTAAAGAAAATAGGATTATCTTTATCTATGCCGGATGAAGAACAATATTTTAGAGATATAATGAGAACAAGAGCAAAAGCAACAACAGAAAATCAATTAGATTTGTATATCAAAGGTCGTTTAGGTTTAGTTATAGATGCTACAGGTAGAGATTTTAATATAATACAAAGTCAGGCAGGACTATTAAAGCAATTAGGTTACGATTGTTATATGATATTTGTTAATACGAGTTTAGAAATAGCATTAGAAAGAAACTCTAAAAGAGAAAGAGTTGTGCCTGAATATATTACAAAACAATCATGGCAAGGTGTTCAAAATAATATTGGTAAATTTCAAAATTATTTTGGTATGGAAAATTTTATAGTTGTAGATAATAGCAAATCAGAACAAGAATTAGTTACGGTAACAATGAACAAAGTAAATTCGGTTGTTAGAAGATTTTTAAATACACCAATAAAAAGTTATATAGCAAAAAGATGGATGGCCAAAGAAAGAATGGCAAGGAGAAAAGATGTTTAAATTAATTAAAGAAGCAGTAATAGATATACCTAGACGTACATATGCTAAGGATGTATTTGATAACGCAGATACAGAAAATCCAAAACTAAAACAATCTGTATTAGATATTATTAATACACAACTAAAAGAATTTGAAAAACTTTATCCTATTAAAAAATACAGTTTAGTTGGTTCAAGTATTACAAAACACTATAGAGATGACGCAGATTTAGATATAAATGTTTTATTTGATGTTGCGCCTGCTGATAGAGAAGCAGTTAGAATTAAACTAGCACATCAGTTAAGAGGTATCAATGGTAAACTAATTCCAGGAACTAAACATCCAATTAACTATTATATCATTACAGATCCAAATGTAAAAGAAACAAATGATAAAATGGCTGATGGAGTATTTGATATTAAAAACAATACTTGGTTTAGAAAACCAAAAGAATTTAAGTTTGATGCTAATAGATATGCTGCTGACTTTGAAAAGAAAGTAAAAGAAATAGATGTTGTGGAAGGAGAATTGAAAAGAGATATTATTGATTATAAAGAATTAACTGAATTAAATCCTGATGATGTTTTAAATCTACAAGAAATTATAAACGATAAAATATCACAAATTGAAGATGATATTAAACAATTGGTTTCAATAGGTAATACAGTATTAAAAGATAGACAAGATGCTTTTGCTACTGATATGACACCAGAAGAAATTAAAACGTTTGGTAAAAAAAATTTATTACCTAAAAATGTTATCTATAAGATGTTAGAGAAATATCATTATTTAAAATTATATCATCAATTAAAAGATATATTGGATGATGGTAAAATTACAGACGCAGAAATACGTTCTATAAAAACCGAAGGAGTAAATAAATCTTTCGCATTTACTTTTGGTAGATTTAATCCTCCAACAATAGGACATGAGAAACTATTACAAAAGGTAGCCAGTTTAGGATCAGAATATAAAATATTTTTAAGTAGATCACAAGACGCAGTTAAAAATCCATTATCACCGTCAGACAAGTTAAAATGGATGACAACTATATTTAAAAGGTATGCTAGCCATATACTAATAATGCCTACAAATATGGTATTAGAATTAGCAGCAAAAATTTACAGTATGGGCTATACAAATGTAACTATGGTTGTAGGTAGTGATAGAGTAAGAGAATTTGATACTATACTAAACAAATATAATGGTGAAAGAAACAGACATGGTTTCTATAACTTTGAAAAGATAAATGTAGTATCTGCTGGCGAAAGAGATCCTGATGAAGAAGGTGTAACAGGAATGAGTGCTAGTAAATTAAGAGAATATGTAAAAAGAGGCGATTTAAAAAATTTTAAAAGAGGAATACCAGGAAATTTAACAGAGAAACAAAAGAACGAATTATTTTTTGATGTTAGAAAAGGTATGGGATTATCAGTTAGTTTGGCCGCAGAATTTGAACCAACAGAAATGCCTAAAACTTTACAACAATTTGAAACACAACAAGTAAGAGATTTATACA